CTCTACCCCGACCTGAAGGTGGACGGGCTCTTTGGACCTGTTACCCGCGCCCAGCTCCTTGAGCGGAAAGAGGACTACGAGCTGATCGAGAAGGTGGTTGTCGTGCTGCGCGGCGCGTTCTACCTCGATATCATGCGGGCCAACCCAACCCAAGAGGCCTTCGCCCGAGGCTGGCTGAAGAGAATTCAAATTGGCTAAGGCGGCGCCCGGGGGCGCCTTTTGTTGCCACAAGGGGCGGCCAAAAAGCCGCGACGTCGCGCGCGCCGGTCTGAAAGGGCACCGAGATGCCGCCTAAAGACGGTACCGTCGGCGTTGTAATGGCCAGCATGGGGCGGGCGGCCCTTCTTCGGGCTACTCTGACCTCCCTCTTTGATTCGGAGTTTGCGGGTCCGCTGGTGGTGGTCGAGCAGGGGGTTCGAACCTCCACCGCCCGAAAGTACCTTGAGACCCTCCCGTTGACCGCCATCCTCCTCGATGACAACTACGGTAAGGGCTACGCGTGGAACGTGGGCCTATCTTTCCTGACTGAGGCTTGCTATGTGGTTCCTGCTGGTTGTCCGCCCGATTACGTCTTGCTGTGCGATGACGATCTCACCTTCTCGCATGAGTGGGAGTCCACCATGGTCGCCACTCTCGAGCGATTCTACCCGACCGGTTTAAGAGCTCTATCGGGATTTAGGCACTCCTCGCAAGAGGAGGCCCGGGTGTTTGATGCGGGCCCGCTTCAGGTGGTCGAGGGCGGGGTTCGACCCTTCGTGCCGGGGTGCTGCCTTCTGATGCGGTTCGATGATGCTATGCGATTCGGCCATCCCTTCCCAACCGATAGACTTATAGGCGACGTCGAGGGTGCCGTCATGCGCCGCATCCACCATGAGGGGTTCTGGTGCGCCTCGACCACCACCAGTCTCATCGATCACGCCGGGTCCAAGCAGCGCTCTTGGCACCCGGGGACTAAACGCCCACGGCGGCTGATTGTTGATAAGCCGGACGAGGGCTTGTGAACCGAGTCGCGCTACCACACGCACGGGAATTCCCGGCCATGAACCAATCTCAGAGAATTAATCTCGAGATGCGCAGGCTTTTGGACCAGCAGCAGGAGGGGCAATCTAAGCCATGCCCACATTGCCGGACCCGAAAGCCCCTCTCGGCCTTCGGCATGGACGCCCGCTATAAGGATCAGCGCAATTCGGTATGCTTAGAGTGCAGAGCGGAGAATGCCCGCATCTACCGGCAAGGGGCTGTTGCTAAGGAAAAGGCCCGACGACGGGCCAAGAAGTGGCGCTTGCAGCGGAAGCTTGCCCTGATTCGGGCCCTTGGGGCCGTCCAGAAGCCGCCCAGTTAAGCGTTTGGCCCAGAGGGGTGTACGTGTGCCAACAAGGAGAAAGAACTAATGTCCAAATACGTGAAGATGATCGCCCTGTTTGTGCTGATTTTGGTCCTCTTGCTGCTTATCAGCGCCGGACCGACCGGCTGTTCGAACTCCGTGAGCCCTGTAGACCACCACAGGTCGATGACCGAGCCGACCACCTCGGCCGCACCACCTCCTGAGGCAGAACCATGCAATTGGCGGTTGGTTGGCAATACGGCCCACCAGATTCAGTATTTCACGACCACCGAGCTTTCGCCCTGTGATCAGCCACAAGTGGTGAATATGCGACACCACCCCACCGACCCTTGCCTCGTTGGCGTGTGGCTGGCGCCGGGCACCAATCTGACACTCGACCTGACCCCGGGGTACCCGCTCGGCGAGAACTGTAACCTGCCAATCGTAGTCGCGCAGTGAATTTCAACGACTACCAGCAGAAAGCCCGCCGGTTCAAGATCTACCCGCGCCATCGGTTTTGCGACTACTGCCACTGTAAGCATGCCGATCCGCTTGGGGCTCTTGAGTATACGGTCCTCGGTCTAACCAACGAGGCTGGCGAGGTTGCTGGTAAGGTCAAGAAGATCGCGCGCGACCAAGGTGGGGAGATTACCGAGGAGAACCGCAAGGCCATTCTCAAGGAGTTGGGAGACGCCTTGTGGTATCTCTCGGCCACTTGCGACGAAATAGGCGCCAAGCTATCGGACGTCGCCGCCGCCAACATCAAGAAGCTCGACGAACGCGCCAAGAAGGACACCCTTCATGGTGATGGAGATAACCGCTAATGTGCTTCGTCTGCACTGAAGTCGTAGTCGCTGGAGTGGCGGTGTGCGCTGTGGCCGCCCCCATAATCAAGGCCCGAATCGGAAGAAGGCCCTAAATGCCTCACGTTAGCCACAATCACGAGGCATGGGCCCTGCGCCTGCTATCACAGATCATAGCCCTCGACAAGCTCAACCGCGACGCCCTGCCCGGATCGGTCGTCAAGCACGCTAAAGCGGCCATAAAGATCCTCCAGAAGCGCCAGAAGAAGGGTCGCGATTCGAAGCGCGTCTCGCCATGGCCTACCAGTCTGTGATCCCGACCGAGTTCACCGGCATCATCTGCCGAGAGTGCCATGAGATCGTATGGTCGAGGCATCGGCACGATTTTCGCCACTGTCCGTGCGGCAAGTCCTTCGTTGACGGTGGCCGCGACTATACCAGATATGGCGGCGAATTGATGCCGCGCCTAGTAACCATCAAAGTTGAGGAGACGACATGATCAAAGACTGGCTTGCGGCCACCGTTGCCGCCATGCTGCCCCGTCGAGTGGTATACTTCGCCGCAATTCGGCTTGGTGCGGCCGTGACGACCGGCAAGTACGCGAAAACCGTAGTTCCTGAACTCACCTTCATCGACGCCCTCAAGCGTTGGGACCCGAGGTACTAGATGCGATATTTGGGCGGAAAGATGCGACAGGGCGGCCGAATCGCCGACTATATCATTGCCAACTGGGACCCCGAATGCAAGCTCTACGTTGAGCCGTTCTGCGGCGCCTTGGGAGCCGCCATGAAGGTGATCCCCCAACTGCCCAAGGACGTCCGCATTGTTCTATCCGACCTCCACCCGGCGTTGATGACGACATGGATGGCGTCACTCGACGGGTGGGTTCCTCCTGACACCGTATCTGAGGCCGATTTCAAGCAATACAAGGCCATACGCGACCCGAACGACCCAATGACGGCCTACGTCGGCTTCGGAATGGCTTTCGCGGCTTCGTGGTTCGGTGGTTATGCTCGTAGCAAGAAGGGCGACATGAGCGCCTCGCTCAAGCGCATGTGGACCAAGAAGGTAGACATCCTCAAGGCCCACCGTGACCAAATCACCCTCGTCTGTGTCGACTACCTCACCTACGAGAACTATACGGGCGCCACTTTCTACCTCGATCCGCCCTATGCCGGTCGTTCAGCACCCGGACCCAAGGGCAAGTTCGACAGCCAAGCGTACTGGGCCTTTGCCGAACATCTCACCAAGGCCAACCACGTCACCGCCTCAGAGTTCATCGCACCCCCCAACTGGAAGCCGGTAGTTCAGTTCGGAGATACCATCGCGGTCGCCCACAAGCAGGAGACCGCATGTAACGAGTGCCTATTCGCCTATGAACCCGGCTGGCAAAACGTCGGCAATCTCGCGGAAGTGCCGACCCACCCCGACAGCTTTCCCGGTTCGGACGAAGGATCGCAGTACGACTACAGTGGCCGATAACTCACTTAGCCGTTGCCGATGGGAGCTAGACAACGACGGCATCTACCAGACCGCATGCGGGGACGCCTTCTTGGATCAGTATCCGCCCGTTAGATGCCCAGCTTGTGGCAAGCCGACCTTCGAGAAGTGATCGAACGACATGAGCGCCACGCAGGCCATTTGCACCGCCATCGTAATCTTAGTTGCGCTTGTGCTTGGCGGGGTCTTCTCATGCTGTGGTGACGACTGTCCCATCTGCCACCCAAGACGCAAAGAGTAGCCCCTGACGCCCCTCTAAAGCCGCTTCAGACCCGGTTCAGGGCCCCCCAAGACCGCCTAAACCGCCCTTCGTAGTACCGTCGTAGGCCCCCGACACACATCCGGGCCGTGTACAAGTCGCTAGTGAACAACCCGGAGGGGTACCACGATGCGACTCACAAAAGCCCACATAGACCACATCATAACGGCCTTAGCAAGCTTCGAAAGGCCGAAGGACATCTACGGTTACCTAACCTCGCCCCAGTGGACAGAGGACTCAGGTAAGCCTCCGCTTTCCGTTTCATACCAGTCCTTCAGAACCTCTTGTGGCCTCTACATGAAGAACACCGGGCCCGAGGGATGGCCAGCCCGTATTCTCGAGGAACGTAGGCGCGCGGCCGAAGACATCTTGAACCGGGTCCAGTTCGCCAGCCTCTTTCAGCGGGTCAAGAAGCTTAGCGAAATTGCCACTTCCCCCTCAATCAAGACGGCCCTTAAGGTTCACGCACTCCGGGCCATCCACGACATGATGAGCGAGCGGGAGCGCAATGCGGCCGTCCAGCAGTCCGGCTCGGTTCGGACCCTAACCATCCAGTCTACGCCCGAACGCCTCGAAGCCGCACGCGGGTTCTTGAACTAGATGTCGCAACCGGAGGTGCTCGACGACGCACAGGTCGCATCGGAGCTATGGGAGAAGTACCCCAAGCTCTTCTATGCTCACTTCTACCACCTAAGCACTCGACACGCACCACTTCAGTTTGATAACCGCCTGTGGATGGTCGACATCCTCAAGGATAACAACCCCAATCAAGTTTGGATGAAGGCATCGCAGATAGGCATGTCTACCTTGGCCTTTGCCTCGATGTTCAGCTTTGCTAAGCGAGGTTTGCGCGGAATCTACCTACTGCCCGACGTGACTCTGATGCGCTACTTCATCCGTGACCGCCTAGACGGCCTTGTCGCCCGGGTACCCGAGTATCGGTCGGCGGTAGGAGAGATGCAGCAATCCAAGAAGGCAGCCGACTCGTCCGCCTTGAAGTCGATCTATGGTACCGGGTGGATGTTCGGCGGCGCAACAACCGAGAAGACCTTCTTCGTCAACGCTACCGACGTGGTGTTCATCGACGAGTACGACCTCTGCTTGGCCGGTGGTAACCTCGACCTCGCCTATACCCGCCAAGGCGCCTCAGACAACCCGCACACAATTCGCCTTGGAAATCCAACCCACCCGGGTATGGGGCTACACAAGATCTTCGAGGAAGAGACGACCCGCAACAAATGGCACGTTCGTTGTCAATGTGGCCACCCCCAAGAGCTCGACTGGCTCATCCACTTCGTCCACCTCGAGAACGACCAGTGGGTACTGAACCACCCATCGGGTCAGCCGGTCTGCATCAAGTGTGGAGACCCATTCGATAGGTTAGGCGCAGGGACGTGGGTGGCCGAGAACCCCGAGAGCACGACATCGGGGTACCACATCCCCAAGCTCTTCGCCGCCCCACAGGAACGCACCATCCACGAGATGCTCGACCGGTGGATCAAGGCCCAAGGCTCGCCCCACAAGCTGGCGATCTTCTACCGGTTCGATCTCGGGCTGCCCTACGTCGAGGCCACCGCCAAGATTGGAATCTCTGACATCCTGAAGGCCGCCACTCCGAAGGTCGTCTACTACCCGACGGTAGAGCAAGCCAAGGGCACCCGGTTCGAGTATCCCGTCGTCATTGGGGTTGACCAGCCCGGTTATATGGCCATAGAGCAGATCCGAGATGGTCAACGCCAGCTGATCCACGCCAGCAAGTTCAGCCGGTGGGCCGACCTCGAGGAGGCCATGGCCGTGTTCAATGCCGCAGTAGTCGTGATCGACGAAGGCGGCGGCGATTGGCTAGCGGGTGAGGGCGCCCAAGCCTTGCGTAAGCGCCACCCCAATCGGGTATTCACCTGCAAGTATACCGACCTCGGCAAGGAAGACAATAAGCGCATGTACCACCACGAACCCGGGGGCCGCATCATCGCCAACCGACAAGAGTCTCTTGACTTCACCGCACAGGCCTATCGCAACGGGGGTATAGCACTGCCCACTTTCGTGACCCAGATCTGCAATGGGGAGTTTGTATCCCACCTCCTGTCGTCGGTCCGGGTGATGGTAGACAAAGGTGAGTTCCGGTGGCCCCGATGGAACAAGGGCCCCCACGGCGACGATTACCGCCACGCAGACAACTATGCCCTCATAGCCTCGCTTATCTACAAGAATCGGGGCGCACAGGCGGAACCACACGTACTCACGGCCGCTGAGGTTGCCTTGTTTAACCAAGCGTTCGGCTAACCGGGTGTACAAGGGCGTATCCCCACGAGGCCCGAAATGATCGAGAAAGCAAAGGGTGGGTACAGAATCCGGTCGAAGTCTACCGGCCATCTCTACCCCAAGGTTTATTCCACCAAGGACGACGCCAAAGAACGCGAACGGCAGATGCAGATGTTCAAGCACGTCCGCAAACCCAAGTAGGAGCAACATGGCCAAGCGCAAATCCACAAGGAAGACCCGGTCTCTAGTCCCGCGCAAACGCGCGGCGAAGAGAACCCCCCTACCCGATCCCGAGATCGACGTCTATTTCCTGCCGCCCACGTGGCTTGACCGCGTGAAGTGGTTCTTACTCGACCAGTGGGACAAGGTGCGCGATGCTGTGCGCGCCGTGGCGCTGTGGGTCCGGCTCAAGGCAGAGGCCGTACTGGACTGGCTTAAGGGCAGGTAGATGTCCGACAGCATGTCCGACCACGAGATCCCGCTGTGGGTGGAGCTTGCGGCTTCTAAGGGCGCAGAAAAGGCCCTCGCCGCCCACGCTCCGGTCATGGAGAAGCTAACCGAACGGGTAGAGGACTGTGAGAAGTCCCTTATTCGTTTGGATGCCACGACCCGGACCATCCGGTGGATAGGCGCCGGAATTGTGACAATTGCTGGGCTAATTCTAACCTTCTTCGATAAGCTGCACTGGAAGTAGAGATGGCCGAACCGTTTAGCTTTATGGGCATGCCCTATCCGGCAAAGTTCGAAGCCCGAGACCCCTCCCGATCCCAGCTAGCGTGCGACGCCCTGATGCTCGATATCGAGTACCGGGGTTCGGGCGTTGGGGTTGATGAAGTCAACATCGACGAGCGGGTCCGGTCGTTGGTCAACAAGGAGCGACTGACAATCTACTCGCTCTACCTGTCGGTTGTCCGCAAGATCATCGACGCCGAGTGCAAGACCTATATTCGACCCCCCATTCGCTACTTCCTCATCGACGGTGAGGAGCCGTCCGAAGAGGTGCTCGAGCGCATCGAGGAGATCTACAAGGAGATGGACTTCGACATGTGGATGCTCCAGTACGAGCGACAGGCTGCCTACGAGGGCACCGTGCTTGTGCGACCTACCTACAACCAGTTTACCGGCAAAATGGAGCTGGTCAAGGAGTGTCCGTCATACCGGGGTCTTGATGTAGAGGTGGACATGATGCGCCCCTCTATCGCCGCCAAGGTGATATACAAGTACAAGACTAAGACCCCCGAGGGCAAGGTCGCTTCGGTCGAAGTGGTGTGGGATGAAGAGAATGTGGTGACCACCATCAAGGTCAAGCAGCAGGAGCCGCAGGTGATCACCGAGCCACACGGACACGACCGACTTCCGTGGGCTGTCCTCCGCCTGACGCCCGATTCGAAGCGATTTTGGGGCCCGGTTGACGGGGGCCTGCTGTCGTTCTGCAAGGTGCGATCCCTGCTCGCCTCGCACTCGGTCATGACCACCCAGACCTCCCTATTCGAGTTCCTAGTGCTGGGCGGGTTCTCACACGTTGAGGCTACTTCTATAGCCCAGAAGATCGTGTCGGGGTGTCGCCAGATCAACTACGAGAATCAGCTTGACGACGAAGGCAAGCCCCTACCCAAGGAGATCTCCTACGTCGGCCCATCTCAAACTGAGCCAGCGGTGGTATTCGAGCTTCTGCAAAACATCTACCGCACCATGCTCTCGATGCGGGGCCATGCTCTCAAGAATTTCGAGGGTAACAGTGCACAGGTCCAGACGGCCGAATCCCTACAGAACTCTCAGTCGGGGCTGCTTGATCTCGTACGGTCCCGGCGCCCAATCCTCTCATCCTTTGAGCAGGAACTCTGGGAGCTGATCTGGGTAGAGGCCAACAAGGAAGAGGGTGCGGTTCAGATACCCCCGGGTATCGAGCTAACTATTGACTTCGCCCCGGACGAGACGAACGTCTTTGCCTCAATCCCGGAGAAGATTGCCTACTACGAGTTCATGCTGGCTAATAACCTGATCACGGCCGCTGAGATAGGTCGCCGAGAGAACCCCGACCTCTCCGTAGAAGCGGCGCAGGAGCGCATCGACGAGAACAAGAAGATCAACGACGCGGCCAAGCCCCAAGCCAAAGGGGAAACCCCGGAGGATGAGACGCCCCCGAACGAAACACCAACGCCGCCCCCCGGTCCTCCCAAGCCCCCCAGAGATACCTCCTCAGAGGAAGCATATTAATTCCTAGTGTGTACAAGGTGCTACTAACCGTGAATCGCCCGGATGGGCAGAAAGCAGTAAATAATGGCCGACGAACAGACTCCCGAGCAAAAGGCAGCCGACGCAAAGGCAGCCGAAACCCAATCCGCCGAGGCCAAAGCAGCCGAAGCGAAGGCAGAGGAACAGAAGGCAGCCGATCAGAAGGCAGCCGATGAAGCACGTGTCAAGGAATGGGAAAGCAAGAGCAAGAAGGACATGCTCGATGCTCTGAACGCGGAACGGGACGCCAAGCTCGCCGCCAATGCGGAAGCAAAGGCCCGTCGGATCAAGATCGATGAGATGCAGAAGAAGCTGGAAAAGTATGAGGAGGCCGAGAAGTTGGCTTCCGAGGAAGACATGCGAGCTGTCGAATTGCTCGCCAAGCGTGACGCGGAGATCCTCGACTTGAAGACCAAGTACAGTAACCTCGAGGGTTCGATCGTCCGTGACAGGGTGGTGTCGAAGGTGACTGAAGCGCTGGTTGGCAAGGGCTTCGCCCCGAAGATTGTCAAGATGGCAATCTCGACCGCCCCCAACCTGTCAGAGGATACCGCCGAGAATTTCATCAAGGAATTCGCCGCCGAGTGGAAGGATACCCTCGCTCCGGCGCCTCCTGCCGAGAAGCCGAAGCCCGCGAATCCGTGGGCGCAGGTACAGGCCAAGGCCGACGACGCCCCCGAGGGCACGCCCGGTCGGACTCCGCAGGAGAAGCAGTTCAACGCCCTGTTCCCGGCCAAGCCGGTAGCGGCGTCGAAGTAGATTTCAGATTTGGCGTTTGCCGGAAGGCAAGAATTAACTTCGTTCATTTGCTAGGCCCGAATGGAGATTCGGCCGGGAGCAAGTAGCGATCAACCCGAAGCACTTAACACAAGAGGTTTCACATGGCTTATCCTACAAAGGCACAGTGGGACGCCGCCATCGAGGGTTTGACCGTTTACCCCTCTCTCGGTCAGGCTCTGATGGGTCAGGCGCCGATCGTGATGGCGCTGGGCGTACCGCGTCCGGTTCCGCTTGCGGGACTCCGCATCAACTGGACTGACGGTGCGACGGCCGCTTCACTCGGCACGTCCGCTGGCATTCCCAACTCCGGTGTGGCCGCTCAGGTGGACGATACGTTCACCCTCGGGCTCGGCCAGATCGCATCGCAGGCTTACCGCTCCAAGGCGACGGAAGATGGCTTCCAGTCGGCCCGCTCGAGCGAGGCTGCGGTGGCACAGATCTACCGTACCACGGTGGCCCAGATCGTTGGGTCAGGCGACGGCACGGCGTTCGATATGTGGGGCATTCAGGACTTCGTGGCCAATGCTCCCCTCCAGACCGATCTGGTGGGTGGCGAGGCTGCGGACATTCTGGACGTCCTTGACGGTGTGCTGACCAGTCTGCCCAAGTCGGGTTACAACGTCTGCATCACCGGTGACGCAGGTTACAACTGCGTCAAGCGTGCACTCCGCGCCGCTGCAGGTGGAAACACGGCCGCGATTCTTGCGATGCAGGATTTCGGCTTCTCGACCATCCACAACGACGGCGTGCTGTTCTTCAACGCGGATCAGATCACCGCTGACGCCTCCAACCGCATGGCCTTCAATTTCTACAACATTGGGCCGGAAGGTTGCGAGATGGTGTCGGCTGACGGGGGCCTGTTCTTGGTCGATGGACCGAAGCAGACCGCCGGAAATCTGTCCGAGGTGTGGGACGTAGTGCTGCGCTCGCAGCTGGTGTACGGCTCCAAGCGTGCGGCCTACCGCCTCGTCACCGAGGTCGTGTAGTAGCTCCAGTAACGCGATAATGAAGGGGGCCGAATGGCCCCCTGTCGCGTATCTTATCTAACCTTTCAACTGGAGCAACGACGGTGGCCTGTTCAGGTTCGGACCTAACGCCTATAGCCCTTGTCACCGCCGAAGAACATGCGCTATACAAGGGAATCACGCGGGAACTTTCAGTAGCGGAATGCGCCCGCTTTGAGTTCTTCATTAACCGCGCCTCGCGCGCGATTGAGCTCTACCTCAAGCGCCCCCTCCTTCCAGATAGCACAATCCCGGAGCCAATGTCGCCCAACCCGGGCATTTCCTACGCCCCCTATGCGGACGTAGATGAACTCCCTCTTGATATCAAGGACGCATGCCACCTGCTGGTCGACTGGCGTATGCTTGTGGCTTCGAACATCGGGGTCGCTTCTTGGGCCGATGGAGACAAGCAGCGGTCACTAAATCTCGCCGAGCCAGCCAAAATCAAAGAAATGCTCGAGCCCTACCGCTATTTTGGCAGCCCCCTTGACCTCATGCCCGACGTGGGAGCGTTCCTATCGCAGCCGGGATTTCTAGGGTGGACGTTCTAGTGTTCCTCCAGATCAAGGTTCCCAAGACCACGCCCCCGCAGCTGGCCAACATTCAGAAGAATTTCAAGAAGTACGTCTTCGATGGGATGGAAGAGGCGGCGGTCAAGCTCGAAGATCTCATCTCCTTCAACGCCATGGGGCGGGTGATCGGCCCAATAACCGGGCGCCTTGGTCGCTCGATCAAAAGCTCGGTCACCGAGAAGGGCTTAATTACGACCCTGACCGTAGAATCGAACATGCCCTACGCCCGTATTCAGGATCTGGGTGGTCTGACAGGCAGGGGTCATCGCACACGCATTCGGCCCAGCCGCTACTTCAGCAAGGAATTCGACAATGACTTCGTGCTGAGGATTCTTGAGCGGAAATTGGGAGAGCTATTCCGATGAGGTATATTAAGCTAAACGACGCGGCGCTGGCGAAGTACAAGAGCATGTCGAACCGCAACCCCCTCTGCCGGAAGTTCATCGAGGTTGCCCTGCGCCCCCTGTTCGGGCTGAAGCGTTTACAGGCCTTCGAGCAGCTTCGGCGGGGCCGCACGATGCGGGCGCCCGACTGCGTCTGGACCGACACCATGGCCTACTACTTCGTCGAGGAAGCGTCACCGAGAACCGCCCCGGGAGATCCGCCCGTCGAGATCACCAAGGAGCCGGTCTACGTACCGACAACCAACATACCCAAGCTGGCCCCCGCTCTTCGGGAGCGGTTAGACGAAATTCAGAAGCGGGTACCCCCGCCGTTCGTGGATCGAGACAATGCCTAGTACTCGAATTGATTTGCTGAACTCGATAGTGACCTCGCTCGAGGCGCTGCCCCTTGTCAACAAGGCCTCGCGCTTTGTGGATGATCAGCCTGTGATTGAGAACCTAGCCCCCTACGTAGCGGTCGTGCCCGGAGATGAGGTTACCCTAGTGATCGATGCTACGGACTCCCGGTTCATGGCGCGTATCGAGCTGATCGTGTTCACGAAGGAGAATTACAACGCCATTGAGGAACTGGTCGCCGAAATCAAGAATGCGATCCTCGAGCCCATTGACCTAGGCGAACATTGCTTGGGGTTCGAGCTGGTGTCGGTAGCGGGGCCCGAGCTTTGGGAGAATAACCAAAACAGCAGCGCACGCTTTACGGTGGCGATGGTCTATTGGGCCCCGAGGGACGAGAACTAACATGGCCCTCAATGTACTCAATATCGCCCACAACAAGATCTACTCGTTGATGGATGGGGAGTTCCTTACCCAGTCGGCTAACTACCATGCGCTGGCCCATCTCACCCTACCTTCGGTGACGGTTCAGGTTGTGGGTGAGGACACCAACCACGAGGGGTGGTCGAACGACATTCTAAACCGACACGAGATAGTAATCTCGATCCATGTGCACTCATCCTTCATTGGGTTCGCCCGAAACAACCCTTCAACCCGCGCGAACATCGACCGGGTGGTTGAGGTCCTAAAGGCCAACGTCGACCTAGGCGACAATTACCGCGTCCTCGAGGTGAAGGTCACGAGTATGGACGCCGAGTTCGACGATTCCAAGACCCGGGGCGGTGAGGTCCTAGCCACTATCCTCAAGGTCCAGAGGCACACCCAAGTCTAAGAAGACCGGTGTAAAACCGAATACTATCAGGAGAATACTGCCATGACGACTTTTAGAGAAGCAAGAGACTTACAGTACGCGGTTGCCGAGGGCACCGACTTCGCAGCCGCTACCGTTGATGCCGGGCCGTGGCAGGGGCTTGATTGCGAGCATTTCGACATCAAGTTCGACACCAAGATCTATACGACCCCGGGGGTTCACGCCAACAAGAACCAGACCACCCGGAACACGGTCCACAAGGACGGTGGAGCCATGCCGAACTTCACCGTGTCGGGCGACGTGGATGTCCATGTCCTCGACCTGCTGGCGGCGGCCCACTTCCAGAACGTCACGGAGGGTGTATCTCCGGACTATACGAAGTCGTTCTCGTACTTCACGACAAATCCCGACTTTGGGGCCGACGCGGGCCACTTTCTGTCCTTTGTGAAGGTCAGCCCGGACGCATCCAAGTCTCACAAGGTAGGGGGCGCCGTCACGAAGCGCTTCATGCTCAGTTGGGAGCGGGGCAACCCCCTCAAGTTCGCGGCTGATGTGGTGGCCAACGGATCGACCCTGTCGACGACTTCGAACCCCAGCAACATCACCCCAACCCCCGAAGGCACCGACTCCTATGGCCGCCTTTATGATGACAACATTTTGAGCGCCCAGTTGAATACGGGCGCGGGCCTGACCGACGTGCTGATCTCGGGGTTCTCGGTTGAAGCCACCCACGACGTTACCCCGGTGGGTATCGACGGTATTGGGGGCTTCCTGAGTGTGGGGTTCACGAACCGCACCATCTCGGGGTCGCTGAGCATCCTCTACGATGAGAACTACAACGACTCGAACGACGCTCTGCAGGCGGGTACTGACATCACCCTCGACGTCGATTTTGGTAACGTTACGGTCACCCTCAAGGGCAAGATCACGGACGTTGCTTCGACGACTGACGGCTCGTATGGTGCGACCATCACCATCGTGGGCGAGGCATCGTCCCATACCGCCAACGATGCTCTGGTGGTGACGATCACCAACTCCGAGTTGCGCGGCTGGTAAACTCCCGGCTCGAGCCGGGCAAGCGGTTAATGTGGTCTAAGTGGAAGGTGGTACAATGCTCCGCATCATCGATCGTTCCAAGAACAGAACCATGACGGTAGACGGTACGGTCTTCACCGTCAAGCCCATGTCGGTCCGGGATAAGATGATACTGGCCTCCCGGATCGCCGAGCTTGAAACCAACAGCTCGGACTCCCCCATCCAACGCTGCGACTCCCTGATTGACATCCTCGCCGAGCAGATCGTCTCCATCGAGGGCATTGAGGGCGACCCCAAGACCATCATCTCGGACTTCGAGTCTTGGCGCGACATTCTTAAGGTGGCCCAGACCCTGATGTCTGAGGCCGGTCTTACGGAGGCCGAAGCGGGAAACTCCGTATCCTCACCAGCCTAGTCAACTCCGCTGTTGGTGAGGAAAACAAGCATTCGGAGACGTGCAAGAAGGGCCGCCGAGCCTGTCTGAGATGCAGCAACCACATTGCGACGGCTATCGGTGGAAAGCTACCTCCGGTCGATCTGGACAAGCAGCATTGGTTGGTTTGCGTCGAGCACGCGTCCTGCTCAGCCGGACGCCCCGTACCACCCCTCGTCGCTCTGACCCTATACTACAGCGTGTGTGTGGAGTCGCTGGTCACCCCGCTGTCGTGGCAGCTTCTGAAGTTCTACCAGCGGATTTGGTCGAAGTCATTCAACTCAACCGAGGAGTACCTCAACTTTCCTTGCATCATTGACGATGCAATTGACGTTATCACGGCTGAGCTAAACGAGATCAACCGGGTGAAGGCGAAGAAGGAAAAGAACGACGTGGAAGCAGCGCAAAGGAAGCTTAGCGGTAAGCGGAGGTAGCTATGGCTGATAAGTATAAAATCTCGTTAGAAGCCTCGAACTCGGCAAGCGCCGAGATTCAGCGTTTACAGAACGAGCTGGTCAAGCTGGGTGGTGAAGCCGCCGTCGCCTCGCAGAAGGAAATCAACAAGCTCAACCGCGAAATCCGCCTCTTGAACGGGGAGGCCAAGACCGGTTCGCCTCTCTGGACCCGCTTCACACAGGGCATCGCAGTCGGTACGATTGTGGCTAATGCCGTGACCAAGGCGTTCAGCTTCCTCAAGAATGAGATCGCCAGCACTATCGGGGCGGCCGTCGAATCCGAGAAGGTTTGGAATTCGGTAACGGCATCTCTGAAGCGCCACGGCGACGAAACCGGGGCGAACACCCGACTGGTACAGCAGTTCGCCACAGGGATGCAGCAGCTGACCGGGATCTCCGACGAGATGTCCGGACAGGCGTTCCAGAGGCTCCACGACGCGGGCCTCGGGGTGCAAGCATCCTTGGCCCTTATGGCGTCCGCCGCCGATCTGGCTGCGGGTACAGGTGAGGATCTGCTCTCTACGGTCGATAAAATGACTAAGTTTATCTCGGGCGCGTCGAACGAGATCCGGGGCCTGAAGACCGAAATCACCGCCGCTTCCTCAACCCAAGAGCGTATGGCCGAGCTACAGCGGGCCATTGGCGAACGCTTTGCTGGGGCGGCCCAAGCCGATCTCAACACCTACGCGGGCAAGGTCCGGCTGCTGTCCGAGAACTACGATGACCTGAAGGAGGTCGTAGGCGGGAAGCTGATCCCGGTCCTGAGCAGTCTCGCCGAGTTAACTGCCGAGCAGTTCCGGCAGATGTCCAACGCCGACGGCTTGTTTGGCGCCCTTAAGGTCTTCCTTACCGTGTCGCAGGAGGAGCTGCAGGCGTCTATCGACAAGAATAAGGGCATGATCGCCGAGCAAAACAACTTCCGCAAGTTGAACACCAAGGAGCAGGAAGCCTACCTCCACAATCTCTATGAGATGGCCGTCAAGAACAGCGCCGCCGGGCTGAAGGTAGAAGCCGACGCCCTGTTTGAGAGGCTAGGTACGTTACGCACCATCAACAAGGCCATGCTGAAGGAAGAGTCTGACACCTCCGCCAAGCGTCTTGATATTCATCAGGAAGCGATGGCCGACATCAACAAGACGCTTGCGGAGTTCAAGCCGCCACCTCTCAAGATCGAAATGAAAGCCGGGGCAACGAAGACCAAGACGAACTGGACCGCTGACCTCGAGGCTGACCTGAAGAGGTACGCCGCCACGGATGATGAGATCACAGAGGGGCTGATCCAAAACGCCAAAAACAAGGCCGACGCAGACAAGATCCTCAAGGACCAGAACGCAGAGATCCTCGCTCAGCAGGAGGCACAGCGCGACGCGTACTTCGCCCTGACCGATGCCATGGGCGGGTTCGTTGATCTTTCGAACGTGTTTGGAGCCGATATCTCGCCCCAACTGATTCAGCAGATGGAGACCATTGGCAATAGCGTTAATGCCATGATCAACGGGGTTAAGACCCTGAACACCGCCTTTAGTGGAACCATCCAAATCGGCAACACAGTCAAGAACGTGTTGGGCGCCATGGGCTCAGCCCTGAAGGCTGTGACTGGCGGGATTGGCGAAGCCATCGTTGCTTCGGCCAAGTTCGTGATTCAGTTGGGTAAGGAAGTCGCTGCCTTGATCCTGTCGACGATGAAGTACATCGCCCACGCAGCGGTCCTCGCTGCCAAGGCCGTAGCGAGCATTCCGATCGTCGGTCCTGCCCTTGCGGTTGCAGCCGGTATTGCAGTGGCTGGGGGCCTGACTGCTCTCATCGCTGGATTCGATGACCCACGCAACGACGCTATCGCACGCAAGTGGGGTCGCGACGCGGGGAATCAGTATATGCAGGGGTTTAAGTC